TTATTTCGACACTAATTTTTACCGCAATATAACGGTTGTGGCGGCGTAAAGCCGCAGTATGATTTTAAGGAGGTACAATATGCGTTATCAGGTTATTACATGGACGAGGGGCGAGGGGCACGACGAACGGCGGAAGTTTAGCACCCTCGCCGAGGCCCGCGCCGCCGCCCGTATCTACCGCCGAGAGTGCGACGGCGTGGGGATATATGATTTCCGGCTTGGGGTCGTTCGGGAGACCTTAGGACGGTTCCCCGATATATGATTGCATGATTTTCACGTTCTGCATGATTCTGTCATCCGGGCCGTACATCAACGCATGATTCGCCGCTTCCAGGGCTTCTCTGGGGCGGCCCGTGTTATAATAGGCTATAGACAGCATATCAAACGGCAGCGGCCCCCACGGGTCAGGCTCGCAAATGTATGATAATGGCCTTTCCCGTATGTTTACGCATGATTCGCCGTAATAGATGCATGATTTCCAGTTTTTAGCATGATACATGATTTTCATCATTTCAAACCATGCTTCGCGGTATTCGGGGGCCTCGATTATAGCCCTCTGTAGCCACGCCTCGGCCTCTAATTGTTTTCCCTGCATGATTTTACACCGAGCAATGAAACGCATACTGGCGGCCCGCTCAGGCGGCCACACGGCACTTCTAAGGGCAAGATGTTTCTCAAGCGTTTCAATGGCCTTGCCGTATTCCCGATGGAACATATATTCGCGGCCTAAGTAATGCATGTTTCGGTCGTTCTCCGGCTCTTCCTTAACCGCCAGCTCCAGAAGCGGCAGGTAATTGCTGCGGCTTTTCTTCTCATCGGGCCAATGGTCAACCCTCAACGGCAAATCGCAGTATGATTCTTCGCCGTATGATTTCAGCACTTCATGAACGGGATTCTTCCAGTAGTATGATTTTGTATGAATTTTATCGGCGTTGAATGATACTCCGTCTCTGCCGTATGATTCATGGCTCCAAACATATAAATACCTTCCCCGCGTCCCGTGGAAGTTTTTCCGTATGATTTCCGCCCAGCCGGGCTGTATGATTTCGTCCAGGTCGAGGCACACCAACACGTCCGCATCTTCCGGTATGATTTTCAATGATTCATTTCGCGCTACATCAAACCTCCACGGCTGTATGATTTTGGTTTTTACGATGCAGTTGTATGATTTCAGCTTATCAACGGTTTTGTCTGCGCTCCCCGTATCGAGAACGCAGACATAATCAGCCTCTTTTGCCGTCTCATACCACCTGTCAACGAATTTTTCTTCGTCTTTAGCTATGGCATATACAGCTATTTTCATTTTCTCCCCTCAAAAAACAGTTGATGAAATAAATCTGCCCTTTCCCCGTTACTTTCGGGGTGCGTGTTATTCTGGTGCTTCCGTCAGGGTTGGCTATAACCGTTTCCTTTATCTCAAAATATCCGGCTTCCATAGCCTTTTGGGTGGGCATATTCCAGTTTTCGCCCTTCTTGCATAACCAGCCGTTATCCCTCAACCATGTGAACATTCTGTTAGCCCCTATGGGCTTCCCGTTCTGGCGTATCATCTTTGCAAGCTGTCCCACTAAGCAGCTATCGTGTGAGGCTTGCACGGCCTCCGCAAACAGCACTTTGGGGGCGTTGTGTTCTACTGTCGCTTCAAGCTCCTTCCGCCGCTCCTGCTCTTGTTTAAGGGCTGAAAACACCTTTATAGCGTTGGCGGGGTCGGCTATCATCTGTTCTATCGTAGTCGGTGTGGCGTACATACCATGTTTACGGATTGAGGGTATAACCTCATGCGTTACCCACCGCTTGAAGGCTTTTGCCTCCGGCTTGCGGGAGCCGAGCACAAGGGCATATAATCCCGGCTCATTTACTATGGTTACTTCCTGCGTCCCTCCGGGGGTGTCGGTTAAAGCTACACCCTTTTCATCCTGTTCAAGGCGTGTTAATGCATCACGGTTATTTGCGATTTCCAACGCCCGGCACACATCAGACGCCACAAACCACGGTTCGCCGTCCTTAATAGTAGTCCTTATCTCTCCAAACTGGTTGTTATTGAATATCTGTAATTCGTTCATTGTAACTCCTTTCATGTATTTATCTCACTCCGGTATGTCTATGTATTTCATCATTCTGTCTATCGCACGTTCTTCAAGGTGTTCTATTGCCTTGGGGGATTTATCCATTTTTACACCTACCCTGGTATTAGACGGCATATCCCGCGAATAGAAATGTTCGTAAAAGTTATATTTCAACTCAATTACCCTTCTCTGGTTCGCGGGGAACTCATCTAATGCGGCATCCATGAACGCTACGAATGACATATCATCGTTTATTCTTTCCAGCATTTCGGCCATTTGCAGATTATACCGCTCCTTTGCCGCCATGAGCTTTATAGCGCTCCGGGCGGTCGGGTCGGTAATGTCGCTGCCGTGCGGCATACCCGATAAAACCTGTGGGTGAATATCCGCTACCGCTTCCATTCTCTCTTTGATACTGGCTATTTTTTTATCTATTTCTTTCGCGTTTCTCTTAGCTTTCCCCCAACGAACAAGCAACCGCCTGATGTATGCCCGTTGTTCGCGTTTCGTCATTGGTTCCTCCTTAACAATTCATCTGCCGTTATGTTAAAATAATCTGCCAACCATATGATTCTGCTCGCGGTCGGCTCCATGCCGTCCATCTCATAGTGATAAATGGTCGCCGCGCTTATGCCGGTTTCGCGCTCCATCGCAGCCCGCGACTTGCCCTTCTTTTCTCGGTACATTCGTATCCTCTGCCCTATCGTCATGTTTCCTCCATACGCCGCAATGGCAGTTAGTTTCCTGACCTTCTCTGAACTCCTTGCAGATACATCTGCTTTCCTCATCCTTGATTATCGCGCAGGGACAGTATCCGCCCCCGCGCCGTATACACTCCCATATATCAGGCCGCAGTAATTCATAGCTCATTCTGCGCCCTCCCATATCAGCGGCCTTCCCTCTGCGTCTACCATTACGCACACACCGCCTTGGTATGTTTTTAGGTATTGTATGCCCGTGAGGTTATCGACATATATCGTATACAATGCACCCGTTTCCAGCGTTCGCAGTCTGTAAGTACCAGCTTCGGCCTTTCCGCACCCGCTCAGGGCGAGAATTAGCAGAGTCAATATTGTTATTGCTATTACTCGTTTCATTTTTCCTCCTTCGGTGGTTCTGGCAATGGCATCCAATGAGTAACCTCGGCACGTCCACGATGGATAAAGTGGTCGATTGCCAGATACCCTTTGTCGATATTTGGCACTCCATTTTTACTTCTGGTAGCCACCAGCACTTCCACTTGGTCTTCAGGTAATCTATCCCTCACGCTTATCCAGTTCATCAGTTACCTCCTTCGGGGGGCTCCGGCATGGGCATCCACGCAATAACAGGATTACCTCTAAACCATAGTCCGCCAAACTTTTCTATGGGATATAAAAGCCCCAGCATGTCAATGTCAGTGCTGCCGGGATCGTAGTAATACCACCATTCCGGCAATAATTGTCTCATGCGTATCTCGCCGCGAAAAATCTGTCCATCTTGCAGCAGGATAATCACCGGTTCCTTTTCTTCTGGTAGTCTGTCTCTCACTTTAATCCAGTTCATCGGCTTCCTCCTTATCCATTTTCGCCCTGTCTAATACGCAACCCGAGAGCCATATTCTAAGCCGTTCCTTAGCCGCTTCGTGCTCTATATGCTCTTTACTCATTTGCCTCCTCCGGCTTGCTCGCACCTTAGCAAATATTTCTTCCCGTGCTATGCCTATACCCAGCGCTTCAACATCTATGTATTTACTCATTTGTTTCCTCCGGCTCGCTCACACCATCGCAAATGTCCAAAATCTGTTGGAGCAATTCAATCTGCCCGTTTCTGTGACCATAGCGATACCCGGTTGTATACGTTTCGGCCGCGTCTCCACTGTTCTTGGCTTTTTCAGCAATGAGTGCTTGATACTTGGCTCTCAAATCTTCAAGTTCCACAGCCGGAGCAACATCGGCGGCAGGGATACTGTCGAGGAGGTCTATACAGTCCCTAAAACAGTCTGCCGCCTCATTGTCCCCGGCTAATACGCAATCTGTGATCCACATTCTAAGCCGTTCCTTAGCCGCTTCGCGCTCTATGTACTCTTTAGCCATTGTTTTCCCTTTCTCCAAAGCTGCAAAATCCATTGCTTGGCATAGGCCGCGCCATAACTTCATTACACCAACCTTGACTACCCAACAATTCTCTTTCGCCACATGCTAACTCTGAGTACCATTTGCAGTCCTTGCACCGCACCACTTCCACTACATCGGCGGCGGGTGCAGTTGCCATCAATTCCCTTGCTCTGCCCGGTGAACCAACATGTTCCGCATCATATCGGGCAATCAACGCCCCACGCTCTATGAACTCTTTAGCCATTGTCAGCACCTCTTCCCGCCCCATAAAAAATCTTGAATTTCTTTGGTCAACCGTTTTTGGCTCGATTGGTATGTTTGACTTGTAATTTCTCTTTGCTCTTTTTTGCCTTGATATAAATCAATCATAATCTCCCTTTCCTTCATTTTTTGTTGAGCTTCTTGTTCATCAAATCCGCATGAGAGTAAGTAGTTATAATAATCGTTATCGCTTTTGGCCATTGTTGCCCTCCGTCCTTTCTGCGTTCAGCCAGTTTTCCAGCATTTTCCGGCATTCGCTGGGTTTCAATTCGCCGAGTATTTTCGCCATTTCTATGCATTCGTCAACCACCGGGCATAGTGAGCAATTTATTCTTTTGACAAGTTTAGCCGCCAGCCATTCGGCGGATTGCTGTTTTAGGTATTCGTGGTTAGTCATGTTTCCGCCTCCTTTCAAGGTATTCTTCTTTGTTAATTTCTTCAAAACTGTCGGGAGTTTCCTTAAAAAAGCGTTCGATAATGTCCTTTTCGCCGTCAGGTTTCACTACATACCAAACTCCAATAGTGTCAAAATCACCATTCTTAGGGTCGCTTAGCCACTCGGTGCAGTAAGCCATGAATGGTTTAGCCAGTGGATAATATGGCATAGCTATGGGATATTTTTCATTGATAAGGTTGGAAATGAAACCATTTCTCCATACATTATTAAGGTCGTTTTTGTTTACACAAATAACTCGATCTACATCTATATACTCTACTTTGCCATCTGGGTATACGTCTTTGAAAAAAGAGCTCATTCGTTTGCATTGGTAACTGGTTTTGCCATCGTAACTTGATTCCATTCCCCACACATCGGGCGTATCCTCAATAGGTGTCAGCGGCTTTCCGTCAATCAGGCGATTTAGAATATTCTTCGTGAATCCGATGCTCATTCCACTATGCCCATCCTCAGCGAGGCTTTGAAGTGCCTTATATGCACTCTCATAGCAAGCACACCCATAGTCCCACTCATCGGCGTTTTTATCGCCACGTTCCAGTGCGCAAGCGATTTCAATTTCTCTTTTTGCCCATTCTGTTATGTTCATTTGTTTTCTCCTCACTTTTTAAGATTTTCTTCTTCGGCTATTTCTACCGCCCATTCAAGGGCGGCTACAATACCGCCTTTTTCACTTAATTCTGCCCATGGGCGATTATGTTGTTCTGCCCATCTTAGCCGCCTTTGCGCCTTAACAAACTGTTCTCGGAGTATGTTAAGGCGCGTCTCCTGCCATGTCATCTCGGTGCATTTCACTGGTTTTATCCTCCCTCCGTTCGCCCTGAGCGCAGTAAAACATCTCATCAACGTCGTTTTCGCCGTCATTAAACCACGGCTGATCGCAATAGCCCCAATCCGGCGCACTGCCATCAGTCAGCTCCGCAGTGCAGGGGTGATAATGTACGCAGTTTTTACATCGTACTACCACGACGGCGGCGGGAAATTTCATTAACTCTTTTGCCACTACTTGCGCTCCTTTGAGAAACGCTATTGATTCGGGCGTATTGTCTTTTTGTTTTCTCAATGTCGATAGCGTCTTACAAAGTGCTTCTACAAAAACATCAACGTTTACATATTTGCTCATCGTCCCTTATCCTTTCTTCCAGCAGTAGCTTCACAGCTTTGCATATCCACCAGACCAAATCATTCTGCCACATATCGCGGGTGGTTTGAGTGTGTATCATTCCCTGCTCCATTGCCTCCGCGCACTCTATCATCTGTTCTCGGCGGGTCATAATTTCCTCCCGCATGGCTTCATTTCGTGACACCCTGCGTACTCGCACATAGGCACAAGGTAATCCTTAAATTCAGGGCATTTTTCGTTCACCAGCAGCCGCATATTCTCAACCACTTTTCTTGTCTCTTCCGCCGCAAGGAAGCATAGTCTTTTATTGGCTATCGTCAAAAGCTCTTCGGCGTTCATGTCCCATATCATCAACACGGGTTCATCCTGCCGTGCGGCGTTCCTGTCGTATTCATGCTGTCGGTCATTCCTCTGCGTCTTAACATACGGTTGAGCGTGAGTATGGCGGCAGAGGTGGACGCTTACCCAATACGGCAGTTCTATCAAAAAAGAGAATCTTAAATACCGTATCGGCGAATGCCGCGCCGCAAGAATTTTCCTTTTCCACTCGTCCGAGGGGATTTTTACCGTGTCTTTCCCCACCGTTACTAACGCCCTGCGGTATACCTCTATCCAGTCACGCTCACCCGGATATTCCAGAAGTTCTACTCTCATTCTTCCCTCCAACAGTTCACTATCAGCTTGCTTACACCCTGAATCGGCAGTTCCTTCAAGATTTGCCTTAACCGGCAGTTGTTTTTTGCCCCGTCACAGCAAAAGCACTCATTTTTTGTGGCGGCATCGGCAAGGTCAGCTAAATCGTCATAGCTCATCACCCAATAATTTTTACTCCGTCCAGCAGGGCTTTTAATGCCTATCTGTATGTCGGTCAGTTCCAGTTGTTTTTTTAGGGTAATAAGCTGCTCGATAGGTATCGTGTCTATCAGCGCAGTATTGATTTTTTCAATATTGCTCTGCGCCAATCGGAAATTTCGCCAGCCGTTGGGGATACGGTCTACCAGCCGGTGATACTTTTCTTCGTACACCTTTAAGATATTTTCAACGGCGTACAGAGAAGCAAATAATTCTTTTCCTTCTGCGTTTATCCTTGTTCTTTCCATATCCGCCCCTCTACTCTGCCTAATTTATAGGCTTTCCAGTCGTCCCAATCCCCGAATATCGTCTGCATCTGCCACAGCATAATTTCCACGTCCGCGCACTCTTCGAGGATTTTCTTTCTGCTGCCTTGACCGTTCACCCATTTACTAAGTTCAACGGCAAGCTCGTTCAGTTCTTCAACGGCTTTAATGGCTTGATGCTTTGCACCGTAATGGTCTACTATTTCGCTGTACTTCATCGTTGCTCCTGAATAATTCGTCCGCTTTGTGAATAAGTAACTGCTTACCATCAACCTTTGCCCTTAAAAGTGCGCCCTGCATCGTCATTCGGGTGTAGTATTTCTTCGCCGCTTTGAGAGTGGTAAAGGTCTTTTGATAATTCTCTTTTCCATCGTGGATTTCGTAAAACTCATACGCTTGCAGTTTCATAAATCCCCCTCTTGATTCTTTTTCGTACCGTAAACTCTGATATTCCGGCCTTCTCAGCCATTTCCCTTACCGTCAACTTTTCTTCGCCTTGCTGTACATAAACCCTACAACCTGTCTCGTCCTTTTTCCCATCCGCCAGGTATAACGGGCATTCTCTGACGTGGTAGCTTCCACCATCCCAGCCGCTGTTATCGTGACAGTTTATCGTTGTCGGTCTTGCGTTCCAGCCTTTAACGGGCATCCCATCTTGGCGGCTCCAACTGCACCCTAAACCGGGTTTATTTGTCGCTCTCAGGCACGTCCAACATAGCGTTTGCTTCATACAACCTCAAAAAATCCTCCGCTTGCATAGTTACTAACCACTTTTCGCGGCTCCTTCGGTGGAACACCGCCGGTATAAGCTCCGGCTTCGCGTCGCGCCTCGCCTGCGCCATCCATTCATGGATTTTTGTCGTCTCGCAGCGTTTGCACTCAACGTGAATCCCCGGTAAACCTATCACGTCCGATGCGTCCCCCGTTTGTCCGCAGTATTGGGAAGTGCGCCGGGCATTGAACCCGTATTCACGGAACAGGGCGGCAAGCTCCCGTTCTCCGGCTTTGCCTTTTTCTCTCTGCGCCTTACTCATCCCAGTGTATATCCCAGTCGTTACCGTTGTCGGTGAAGGTCAACACGGTAACGCCATTAACACTTACAACGGCTTTTCCATCCTTCATGTTGTCTATCACGCTCTGGAATATGGTTTGTATTATCCACTTTGCGAGTTCTTCTGTCATAGTTCCTCCCATTCCACAATTTCATCCTCGTACAGAAAATACTTTCCGTACCATTTCACGCTTAGTTCCCCGGTTCGCCCGTTTCGGTTCTTCGCCACGATGATGCTCGCGTCCTCGCTTTGCGGGTCGGGTCGGTGAAGGAGTAATACCTCGTCCGCGTCCTGCTCTATGGCTCCCGATTCCCGCAAGTCCGATAGTCTCGGCCTTCCATCGTTCCGGCCTTCTATCGCCCTGTTGAGCTGGCACAGAAGAACGACAGGGGCATTCAGTTCCTTCGCCAGAAGCTTTATTTTTCGGCTTATGTCGGATACCTCGTTTTCTCGTGTGCGGTTCCTCAGGCTGGATTGTATTAGTCCTAAATAGTCAATCGCTATGAGGTCTAATTCCCGTTCCTGTTGCTTTATCGCGTAGCATTGTGACCTTATTGCCTCCACGGTATAGGCGTTATCCGACAGATACAACCTTGTCGCGCTCAGCTTATTTACGGCGTTCTGTATCCTGTCAACCGCTTCCTGACCGCCGCTGAACATTTCATCACGGCTGCACTTCGCATAGCTGATGATTGCCCTTTGAAGCACATCCTCCCTCGGCATTTCCAGCGAAAACACCGCTACCGTCCTGTCGAACAAAGCCATATTCACGGCTATATTCATGGCAAGTGAGGTCTTGCCTACTGACGGTCTGGCTCCGATGATGGTTAAATGCCCTCTTTTCAACCCGCCTAACGTCTGGTCGAGAACCTGAAACCCCGTTGTAAGCCCCTCAGCGCCGTTTATAAGCCCATATAGGGCCGTGTCAAAGTCTTTCCCTACCCTGCTTACTTTACGCCCTCCACGCGCCCGTACAGCGTCTATAACGCCCTGCATACGGTCAAGATATCCCTCGTCCTTTCCCGATTTCATGTCCTTGACCACTTCCCGCAGTCCCGAAATGGCGTGTCGCTTTCTGGATTCCTCCAGAACCACCTTGATGTGATAATCGACATTTGCTGCTGATACAGTGCCGGTGACTATTTCCGTGATGTACTGTATCCCACCGGCCCTGCCGCCTAGCTTGTCAGCTACCGTTACGGGGTCTACCGGCTCGTTTGCGTTGAAAAGGGCAAAGATAGCGGAAAATATCTCTTGGTGTTCCGGCCTCTCAAAATCGTCAGGTCTCAATTCCCCGCATATTCTCTCTAAAGCCTCACGACTGAGAAGCGCAGAACCTAAAACAGCTTTTTCGGCAAGCACAGTTTCTCGTAGACCGGATTATCCCATGTCGAGACGCGGGGTATCTCGCTTCTGCTGCGTTCCCATGTCCTGACAGCAGCTTTCCAGTCCTTCATCTTGTTTTTCCCCACCATCCAACCTTTAGAAGCGTAGAAGTCATAAAACTTCTCCGGATCAACGCTGTTCCTGCGTTCCTTGCAGTATTCCCTCACGGCTTCAAGTGTGGGTGGTATCCCCTTGGGGGGGATTATAGAGGGGGATATATTATCTTTGTCTTTATCTTTATCTTTATCTTTATCTATTGTATGTACCCTATTTGGGTTCGGTTTGGGTATCAACTTGGGTTCGGTTTGGGTATCAACTTGGGTATCAATTTGATTCCTTTTTTTGATACCTAAATCAATACCATTGTCATATAGCTGGACGATTTCATACTTCCCGGTAGCCCCCCTGTCTCCTGCTTTGTATTTAATCAAGCCCTGCTGTATCAGTATATTGCGATACCTCGTTAAACCGTTCTTATCAAGTCCCGCCATCGCTTGCAGCGTTGAATTAGGCGCGTTAAACTCCCGCTTCCAGCCTGCCGTATTTGCACAATCTAAAATTGCAAAGTACAAATATCCGGCTCTGGAAGGTAGGGCGTTTAGTTTTACCCAATTCCAATAGGCGTTTATCTGACTGATGTATTGCATCATTAACCTCGTATGTATTCGTTCAGTACGTCCCTTAACCTTCTCATGTCATCCGGCGCGAAAGAAATTGATTTTTTAATCCGATTCTCCCGTTTGTCCCATAGCCCTAACACATAAAAGGGCTTGTAGGTGTCCGGGTATGCCATAAGGTAGAGTTCTATCGACCAGCCATCGCCCTCGCCTATCGTGGCAAGGCGGCTTTCTGTTACGTACTCCATGACTAAAAGGGTAAAGGCTCGTCGTCTATTTCGGTAAACCCTGCCGGAGTGTCCGTTTTTTCTCGCGGCGTGAGAAACTCAACGTTTTCCGCTGTGATTTCGGTTATGTACCGCTTGTTTCCGTCCTTATCCTCATAGCTCCTGTTCTGTATCTCACCTTCTATGAGGACTTTACGGCCCTTTGAAAGGTACTTCCCGCACAACTCGCCCAACTGCCGCCACACTACTATATTGAGATAGTCAACAGGGGGTTTACCGTCAGTGCCCTTGTATCTGCGCTGCACCGCTACCGTAAAGGTGCATACGCTTGTTCCGCTTGTGGTCGTCCTTAGTTCTGGGTCTTTCGTCAGGTTTCCGGTCAAAATTGCTTTATTCATTTTTCCACTTCCTATACGTTAGTTTTTCTTCGTTCCAATCGGGATACTTTGCCATGAGATACGCTCTCAGCTTTTTTCTAAGCTCCGGCCTCCTTTCCGAATTATCATAGTCCCTATGGCACTCAGGACACAGTGTAACGATGTTTTGTTCTATCCCCTTACCGTTATGGCTTCGCGGGATAAAATGCGCCACAGGGCTTCCTGTGCGCCCACAGAGGACGCATAACTGATGATCTCTCTCCCATACCCGCGCTTTGACCTTCGGGGGTATCTCACACGCCTTGGTTCGTTTGCTTTTCATTTTGTGTTCCCCCATTCTCTGGATAGCTGCCCTTCGAGTATCCTTATCTTTAGCTTCTGCGCGTTTATCGCTTCCACCGCCGAATCATATAGGCTCTCAGCTATGTCCCGTTCCATTCTCAGTTTGGCTATATCTTCTTCGCCCTTGGCAATGTCCAAAAGGTGTGTTACCGGCTGCCCCTCGGCGCGGAGGACGGTAAGCCTTTTAGATAGCGCCATTCTGTACTCGCGCTCTGTTTCGGCCTTTTTCCGTCCTCGCGGTTTTAGCTCCTGCACCGCCCTGTCAAGTAGGGCTTGCTCTGTCATTATTTCGTCCCACAGCTCCATTTAAGCCCCCTTTGCGTTCAGCTTGTCGAGCGTGGTGCTTAACTGCTCCCGCGTCATATTCCACACGTCCACACCGTAGTTCTTTTTCGCCGCTTTATTGGCTAAATCCACGCTCCCCTTGCACAGGGCTATAACTTCCTCCTGCATGGCCTTTACGTCAGGATCGGCGGAAAACGTGTCGTAAACGTTGGGTTTAAATTTCGAGCGGGATGGAGACGTTGCATTGGTTTCCGTTTCCGGCTGAACAAACTCTTCGCTCTCGCTATCGGACATTATCCCAGAGTAAGCGAACTTTGAGAGTTTCAACACAACGCGATCAAACAACCTCTTATAAGCCATGGCGTATGGATAAGCGTTGCTACAGTTTTTGTCGTTTACCTCGCCCACTTCGTAAATACCCTGTTCATCATTGCAATAACTGTATACCAGTGAGTTTTTATATCCGTCCTTGTCAAAAAACACACAAGAAGGAGTGAACTTGCTTTCAAGACAGTCATTGATCTTTAAACACCCGTTGTGGCTGATTATTAGGCCGCTGTACGCCATCTTGTCTTTCTTTGCGGTGAGATTCATCAGTATCCAGAAATCAGCCTCCGTAAGGCCATATTTACCGCTATTGATGGCCTCTATGGCCTTTTCCTTTGCGGCAATATACTTGGGGGATTGCCATACCGGCTTATCTCCATCTTTTGTATGTTCTACAGTCTTTTCGTTAAACATGCTCCCCTCACTTTATCTGCAAATTCTGCTTTACAACGATTTCCGCGCCCTCTGCCGTCCCGCCGGATTTCAGAAGCTCTTTTATCGCCGTTTTGTTAGGCACGGGGGGCTTATAGGTCAGAAGCTCGTCATGCCCCTGCGCCGCCCACTTTATAAAGGCTTCCTCGTTTACCTCGACGCTTTCTGACTTTCTGAATGTCAGTTTGTTCCGCTTGCTTTCAAACTTTTCCTTATTGGATAGCTGCATCTGCGTTGCAAGGTATCCTTTAAGCCACTCGGCCTTATTGGCCTTAGCCTTGGCTCTGGCGGTGAGATTGTCGGCTTCCTCCTTGATGCTCTTTGCCTCTGCGGCAAGGTTCTTTATCATGCAGGCCACGTTGTCAATTTTGTCATCGAGCTGCATATCAAGGCTTTCGAGGGTGTCATACACGGCTTCTTCGGGTATCTCTCCGCGGTCAACCGCGTCCATAAAGTCATTGAGATTCTTCGCTATGTCGTAAAGTGACATTATCTCGCCTCCTGTTTTAAAAGATTAGGGTCATATCGGTCATAGTAGGTGTCCTCAAACGGTTTGTAGGCTTTAGCTAAAAGGTACTGCTCCATTACTCACCTTCCTTTTCCAGCCTCTTGTCTATCTCGTTCCGATAAAGAGCTTTCCACAGGTCGCGGTCATGCCGCACTTCGGCAAGCTGTTCCGCAAGCATGACGATTATTTCATCTTTTGTCATTTCGCTTTCCTCCTTGGGATAATCAGTTCTTTTGATATGTTTTTAGCTCATTCACTCCACTTGCCTGGCGTTGAGCTTGCCGCGCTCGATCAGTTTGTATATTTCGTGCCTGTCGATGCCTAGCCGTTCCCTCGTCTCATGCGTTGTCAGCCACTCGCCGTCCACTTCGATGATCCACTTCTTGTGTATACGCGGCGGCTCGCTTTTCCCGTCCGGCAAAAACAGCGGGCAGGCGCGGATGACGTAGGACTGTATAAATGTCGTGTAGTTTTTGCCGTGGTAATAGTCGCTGCTCTTCAGTGTTGTTTCCCTTGCCTCCCAGCCCTCAACGGGTTCGGGATCGGCGCGGCGAGACCAGCTACAGCCCATGCCCGGCGCGTTGGTCGCCCTCCGGCAACGCCAGCACAGAGTTTGTCCGGTTATGCACGCTTCCATATCTATCTCCTTTTGCGGGGTGCGAAGGCGTATCCCGCCATGCACCCGATGAAAAACATCGGTATCCCCCAACTAAAAAATGCTCCCCACATATTTGCCTCCTTACTTCCCGTTAAGTTTTTTCCTTATTGTCCGCGTCACGCTTTCGTGAAAATACCCGTTCACATCAAACCGCGTTCTTTCCTGCTTCCGGCGTTCTTCCCGCTTCCTTTTCTCCTGCCGTGCCGTTATATCGGCGACAAACTTTTCCCTGCTTACCACGGCTCACCTCACATAGTACCCGGCGCAGTTATCGTATTTGTGCTTCCGCCTGGCTTGCAGTTCAAGGCTTTTCTCGTCCTCTACCATTGCTGCCATGCTCCGCACCAGAACCAGCGGTGATCCCTCGTGCGTGCCCTGGAGCCGCCCATCCTTGAGCATGGCGTAAACCGTCTTAGGATTCACGTTCAGCAGCTTCGCCGCCTGAATGGGTGGTACATACTCGCCGTGCATCTTCACCATGCGCTCCTCCAGCGCCTCGACACTGTTTATACGTTCGTCCACGGCGGCGGTTATCATGTCCCGCAGGAGCTTGTTAAAATCGTTCATGGCTTACCTCCTAAATAAAAACCTTTCGCAGCTCTCTCCCGGTATCCGGTGCTTTATTCGTCCGTAGGCGCAATGCCCGCAGTTTACGGGGCTATATGCGCCGCCATAGTAGGTGTAGTGTTGATAGTAGTGCTGACAGTTGGCGCAGACTGGTTCCCGTTCTCCTATGTTGTATTTCATGGCTTCCTCCCGCTCGTTATAGTGTTCTATTCGCGCACTTCCTATTTATATTGTAGTGTTCTAATCGCGCACTGTCAATACTTTTAGTGTTCTATTAGCACACTTTTTTTGAACTCTCGTGCGGTGTACAATCAGTACACTACATAAGCGGAGGTGGCATTATGGATTTCGGCAAGCGCCTTAACCAAACAAGGAAGGAACGAGGGAAAACCGCTCAAAACATGGCTGATATGCTCGGTATTGGTATTCGTTCTTATCGTGCTTACGAAAGCAACACCCGCGAACCATACTATGAAACGTTGGTGAAAATCGCCGACTACCTTGACGTGTCTACCGATTTTCTTCTTTGTCGAGATGATTTTCTCGCAAAACACGCTGATTAGTTTCAAGCAAGTCCTCTAATTTGTCCCATATCCAGATAGCACCCAACTTGTCGCCTGTTTCAATCGCTTTATAGTAGCGGATATTTATCCCCAAGTAGTATTCCGCTACCGCCTGTTGTGTAAGCCCTTTGCTCTTTCGGGCGGCTTGTAGGTTTAATCTCATAGCTTTATCCCTTTCCTTGTGAGTAGAAAGTCAAGTTGGTTTTTGCTAACATACTGCTAAAGAGGTGGTAACAATGGCAACTAACAAAATCCAAACAGGATTGCGGCTCAACGAAACAATTTACGATAAGCTCAAAGTGCTTTCTGACCGCGAGAATCGCTCTCTAAACAATCTTATTGAGCATATCCTCCAACTACACCTTGATGATTATGAACGCACCCACGGGGCTATTGTGTTGCCTGAACAGTAACACGCCCGTTCCGCAGGGTCATTCCGAGGTCAATAAGCATCAAAAGCAAAGAATTAAGGGAAACGCCCATTTCATTAGCTACTTCGCATAGTTCGTTGTAGCGTTCTTCGGGTATTCTCAAACCTGTTTGCACTTTGTTCATAGCTTTATCCCTTTCTTTGGAGGTATTTATGTCCCCAAACGCTGAAACTGTAACGCTTTCCATGTACTATGCTTATAAGGCTCGCGCCGCAAAGGGTGTCTCCCTCGATAAGGCTATTACCTTCGGCCTGGATTTCCCCGGCTTGCGCCCCGTGTTAAACGAGCTTGTGCGCTTCGGGGTGGTTCGCTCAAATACCATAGATACCGTGCAGCTTTCCTTGTCATTTATTAGCCATCTGGATAACGAGAGTAAGCAACGTGCCCAAAAAAGAGCTGAGGAGAACGAGAATGACGCCAAGGCGAATGTAGAGCAGGTGAAGCAGTGGCGTCACGAATGGCGTATCGCACTTGTTTCCGCTTGCGCAAGCTCTATACTCACGCTCCTTATCGAGCATTTCACTGAAATACTCGTCTTTATAAAGGAATTTTTCCATTAAGCTCTTGCGTTTCATCGTTTCCCCCTTTCGACAGATTGTGATAAATACTTTTCCACGGCTCGGGAAGAGGGGTAATAAAGCCGCCGCTGACGGTCACGTCCCCTACAAGCTCTACCTCGATTACGGGGGGCTTCCCTGCTTCGTGGGTGATGGTGTACTTTCGTACAATATCGCTTACCGATATGCCGTTGATGGTTATTTCTCCGCTTGTGTCGTTTGTTTTGATTTCAACGTGGTTGTTCATCGTTTTACCTCGCTATTACGGTTTAACCGTTATTTTTAAGCAAAAAATTTATCTCATTGTAATTTATCCCATATACTTCCTCGATTTTTTTAATTATAGGAATATCGGGAAACCGTTTTCCCATTTCATAATTTGCTATCGTTGCTACTGAAATGCCTATAAGTTCTGCCGCTTCCTTTTGAGATAGGTTCTTGTTTACCCTCGCGGCCTTTAATGTAATAGTCAACCGTGTCACCCCCTTGTGTCTCTATCATACTACGGTTAAACCGTAATGTCAACTCGTTTTTACGGTTTGTGTTGATTTTTTTATGGTTTAGTCGTATACTATGGGCAAGGAGGTTAATAACATGGAAAATTCTCTCGGAAATAAAGAAGTGATGGCACGTAACATAAGGCACTATATGGAGTTGAATGATGTAACCCGCATCGAATTGTGTTCGGCGTTAGGGGTAAAGTATACGACATTCTCTGATTGGATAAATGCAAGAACTTATCCCCGCATCGACAAGATAGAGTTAATGGCACGGTATTTCGGCATCACAAAAGCCGATCTTGTTGAAGATCATACCGAGAAAGATGCGTTGATTAGCTACATTCTGTCTGGGGTGTCTCAGTTAAACAACGACAATCGGGCAAAGCTCCTTGACTATCTAAAGCTGCTTTTACAAAGTCAGCGATAAGGCGTAATTGCTCTGTTGACATTCTTTCTAATGTATCACGGGTGATTTCCATTATCCTACCTCCAAACACTTGTTCTGTTTTGATAATAACACGTTAGATTCAAAAAGAAAGGGGGAATTTGTATGAGAGTACCATAAACGGGACTGCGCTCGCCGATGTTGCACAAATCGTGCCTCAAATTTAATCGGCAGGGGCGATTTCTCACCCCCGCCTAAGACGGTGGAGAAGCATCGGGGAACCGTCCTGAATAAAGCATAGCATTTATGCCGCTCTAATCAATACTCATAAAATAGCATTCGCTAACATTCTTGTTTTTTCGCCATAAATAAATGAAGAAGGTGATACCCATTGATGTTATATGAGCGTTTACGCGCCATGAAAGGCGATATGACGGCGCAGCAGATAGCAGACAAAAGCGGCGTACCCGTTGCCACGGTAAACCGCGTGCTTCAGGGCTTAACGGAAAATCCGGGGTTTGATACGGTCTACAAACTGGTAAAGGCCATGGGCGGGAGCCTGAACGATCTGGACGAAGATAGGGTGTGTGAGCCGGAAGGATCGACGCAGCTATACGAAAGAGGGTTAGAGTACAGGGAGCGGAAGATAGAGGATTTGGAGCAGAAGATAAAGAAGCTGGAACGCATAAAAGCTATAATAGTGGTATCTATCCTTATAGCAATGGTAGTGGCAATGGGCTTATTGGTATATGACATAATGCACCTCGATAGAGGGTGGATAATAAAATAAAGAATCCCCCGTGCCGAATTAGAGGGCGGCAACAGGGGATAAGGCGGATGCTTCTCCGCCTCCGATTTTAACACAACGGGAGGTTTTTGTAAATGGCAAGACAAAGCGACGGGCGGTATAGGGCTAAAGTAACCGTCGGCAAGGATATGAACGGCGGCAGCGTGATAAAATATGTGTCCGGGCGCACAAAGAAGGATTTGGAGGCCGCGAAGGAGGCGGTCAGGCAGGAGTTCATCACCGGGCGCACCGCGCAGAAGGACGCGCTTTTCGGCCCATACGCCATACAGTGGTATAACGTCTACAAAAAGCCGAATATAAAGGAATCGGCGCAGAGCGGATATAAGACGGCGCTCAACAAGCACATACTGCCTGTTCTGGGGGACAAGCGGCTCACCGCAATATCCACTATGGATTTGCAGGAGCTGCTTAACTCCAAGGGCGATATGTGCGTAACCATAATCGAAAATGTACACCATGTGTTAGAATCCGTCTTTAAGCGGGCATACTCCGAGGGGATAATCCAACGGGACGTGACCGTGGGGCTGGTCAAGCCCACGAAAGAAAAGTCAAGCCGCCGGGCACTGACGGAAGCGGAGGAAGAAGCGGCAAAGAAACTGATGCAGGAGGAAAACGGCCTGCTGGTGGCATTGCTATACTATACCGGAATGAGGCTCGGCGAAGCCCTCGGCCTGCAATGGGAATGTGTAGATTTCAAGAAGAAGGTCATACACGTCCGGCAGCAGGTCAATTTAAGGAAGGGCACGATAACCCCGCCCAAGACGAAGGAGAGCATACGGGATATACCCCTGCCGGACGAGCTGGCGGAAATGCTCGTGCGGGGATTCCCTCAGGCGTTTGTATTCCCCGCCCCCGATGGAACATACTACCGTAATTCCTCTTCAAATAGGCTATGGCGTTCGCTGATGGAGCGCATGGCAGAGTTGGGGGCCGACATAGAAACGAGAGAGGACGGCGCCTCTATCCTCACGCCGCACTACTTCCGGCATAATTACGCCTCCATACTCTATAATGCCGGCGTTGACGTGCTTTCCGCGCAGAAATTCCTCGGCCATGCCAACGTAAAGGTGACGCTTGAAATTTATTCACACCTTTCAAAGGAAAAAGAGGACGCAAGCGCGGGCGCGGTTATGGACGCTTTCAAAAAAAAGTTGCCAGAAAGTTGCCAAAGCGAAACCACAAAATGAGCACAAGCAATCAAAAAAGCCCTAAATACCTAAGAAAAACGCCCGTGCAACACAGGCGTTTTTGATGTTTGGTATCCGGCGGCTACCTATTTTTTATTGGTTTTTAACGGTTTTTTCTTCCGTAAAAAGTGCCTGTTTATCTACCTTTTTCAAAATCAGCCTTTAATAAGGTTTCTAAAAAAGGTTGCCAGAAAGTTGCCAGCTACCCAAGGAAATATTTTTCAACCTTGAAATCCTTGCCGTCAATATCGTTGATGAAGTCTTTCGCAAGGCTGAAATAAAACTCCGCATCTTCTCCCTTGCCTACCATTTCGGCGGTATCGTGGCTGTCGTTGTAGTACATATTCATGCACAGATAGTATTTGCATACCGCCGTTATGCCCTTCGTTGCCAGAAACGCCTTGATGGTATCATAGTCCCATTTTTGACCGTATGGGCGCATACCCTTGACTATCTGCCGCGCCTCTTCGGGAGTTATCCGATATGCTATTTCTTCGAGGCAATACATTGTTTCTCTGTACACCTCCGGCAGACGGTCCTTTACCGTGTGCATCATATCAGAGAGTGCATCGGTCACTTCCGTCATATCGGTGTGCCTTTCGGATATCAGGCGTATGATCTCCTTAAAGCTCATTACTCTGCGCCTCCGTCAATGCTGGCAAGCCCCTGAGTGCAAGCAGTTTTGCCAAGCATTTTAAAACTGCCGCCCGTGGCGTTGGTCTTGACGATGGTAGCATACCTGGTGCGGGTGCGTATAGCGCAGGCTGTGACCTGGGCGCAGCAGCTATCTATCAGCGGGTACTGTTCCGTGCCGGCGCCTATGGTGACAAACACGGGCGCGGTTATAGTGGTAGCCGCCGGGATAGACTGAGCTACCACGATGCAGTATTTCTGATTATCGTTATAGTTGCCTGCCGGGAGGTTGATTATCAGCCCGGTTCCCGCCGTGAAGGTAACGGCCTGGGAGATTATAAGGTTGGGGCAGAGTTTGCATACATTTTTACAAGCCATTTTTTATGCTCCTTTCAAAAATCAAGGGGCAGCATACGCCGCCCCGATATATCACGGCATAGCCGGAATTAGCAGCAGCAGCCGCAATTATTACCACAGAAGGGTGAGTTCCCTGCGTTGTAGGTGTAACCGTTGGGATAGCGGACTACTCCGTACATGCGGTTATCCATCTCAAGGCTGGACACTTTGTCCCTGAGAGCCTGCATTTCGTTCGCCTGTATCAGGGAGCGGGTGGCCTCGGCCTCGGCGTGGATAGCGGTGGTTATGTCGCAGGTGTTCTGGTTCATCTGCGCTGAGAGATTGGCTATACCGAGCCTCTGTTCACAGCAGCAGTTTGCAAGCTGGTTGGACAGGTTCCGGCCTTCGGTGGTGATAGCGTTGTTCAGCGCGAAGGTGGAATCACATATACCGTTGCCGATGTTAGTCAAGCGGTCATTGATCTGGCCGAAGTGCTGACCGAAGAGAATTTCCTGCTGAGACGCAGCGGTGGCATACTGTCCAAATTCGCCCTGGCGGTTCCAGCCGCCAAAGCCGCCGCCCATCATAGCAAAAAGTATGATAAGGGCGAATATCCAGAAGCCTCCGTTGAAGCCGTCAGTCTTGCCATCAGTTACCGCGGCTATATCCGCGAGAGAGGGCATATTATCCATAGTTCTAAAGTTCCTTTCGATTTATATTCCAATCCCGCGCGCGCTTCGGGTAATGGTCTACCTTAATTCAGAAAGAATATCCTCGGGGTCTATCCCGTATTGCTTGCAGGCCGCATAAAACATCTGTTTAGGGTCGCCGTTGCCTATCATCTGCTTTATCTTCTGTATTTGTCCGGGAACGGACATCATCTGTTTAGCCTGCGCTATCATTTGTGGGTTGAGTTTCCTCGGACTTCCTCCGCTTAGCATTTGTAGTATCGGGTTTGGCATTTATCATTTCCTCCAATCTGGCTATTCTCTGTTCAAGGCCGTTCACGTCGACAGGCGGAGCGGGTTTATACGGAGTTATGCTGTAAGGCGATAAAGAGGGGAACCCCGCCCCGTCCGTTGTTTTAAGCCACACTATGGGGGCCGTTTCGTCCAACAGAAGAACGGAGCTATTAGGGGGCATTTGATATGCCTTTGCGCCGCCCTCGCCGTTCACTTTGACTACTTCGGTTCGCTGATATTGGGTTTGCTGGTTAAAATAAGGTTGGTATGGATACACTGTTTCACGCTCCCTTCTACCTGAATTTTGGCATAAAAAAAGAGCCGATAGGATTGCTCCCATCGGCTATTTATCGGCTATTTACAGTGCGTTTTCAGTTGTTTTTCGGCAGCCTTGCACCGCCTTCGTATCTGGTCATATTCAAGGGGTATTTCAAATTTAAGCTGGTACTCGCCCGTTAAAGCGTCGTATGATATCCCGTCTAAAAGGCGGCGGGTTATCAGCCAGCGGTCTTTTTCGTTATGTATCCATTCGTGTATGAGTGCTTCCCATTCCGTGCGTGAACGGGAATTAAGCAATGCTTTATCCATTTCAAAGGGGCCCGCTTCTCCAAAAGCCTATACCTCCTTTATAAAAATGCGCCCCCCAATTAAGGGGGGCTATTGAAAGGGAATCCCATCCGGGGGCTACTGTTTGTTGTAGTTTGCCGAGGATATGCCCAGTACCGCGCCCAGGAACGTATCAACGGCGGTGAGGGTGCCGACGATCTCCTCAGGGTAGGGGAGGCTCCATATACCCGCAAGGGCAAAATAGAGGGTGCCTATGGCGGGGAGCCAGATCAGGGCGATTGCCTTGAGAATGTCGTATACCTTGTTCGAGAGTTTCATGTTTTTTCCTCCTTTAGTTGTTGTGTGCTTCAAGCCTGTCCAGCCGGTGGTGGGCGCTTTTCGTGCTTTCTTCCACACGAGCCACGCGGAGGTCTATGCCCTCAACTTTGGTGGCCTGCGCCCGCATATCGAGTTTGATATCGTCCACGCCGCGTTTGATATAGTCCACGTCCGATTTGAGCGCGGTGTCAATGGCGGTGTCGCGTGTCGCCGCGTCAATCGCGTCCTTCCTTGCGGTTTTTATGTGGGCCAGCCAGCCCAGCAAAATGCCGCTCAGTCCCGTTACGATTGCCCATATCCATTCTTTGGTCATGGGTGCTCCTCCTTATTTTTTTAGTGTGCCTACATAGATTTTGCCGTCCACGGATACGGTAGCCTGTAACACCTCCGGCAGTTCCTTTTCCTCGGCGTTTGCATAGTCGCCCGCAAACCGCTGTATCGCCGCAATGGTGTTTTTGCCCGCTATGCCGTCAGGGTCGCCCGCGTCATAGCCCAGTGAGTTAAGGGCGGTCTGCAAGGCTTTGATGTCGTCCCCCCGCATCATGGGGCTCGTCAGGGTTATGATCTTCCGCGCCTTTTCCTCCTCCTTTTCTTCCTCCTGCTGGAGCATGGCAAGCCGCCCCCAGTGCGTCCAGTTGCCATCGGACAGCTTGCGCTTACATACGCCATCGTCCCGGCCTTTTGCTTCTATGGTGTAGCCGTCGCCGACATATACGCCAACGTGAACCATTTTCTTGCTGCTTTCGCTGTACTTGAATACGAGGTCGCCCGCCAACATGGGGGTTTTCCCGGCGTAGCCCCTGTTTTCGCCGCACATACGGTAAAGCCCCTGGGCGTTGGTGTCGCCCTTCATCCAGTGCTTTATGTCGCTGATGTAGTGTACGATGAGGCCGGAACAGTCGAACGCATAGAGAGGCCGTTTTTCGGCCTTCTCCATGAAATATGTGGCGCGTTTATAATTGACGTCGCTGGTTTCGCGCCGTTCTATCCATGCGTAGGGGTCGCTCATGCTGTCAACCTGCTGTCCCTGCGCTCCCCATACATACATATCGCCTACGTGGGATTCCAGGTAGGCGATAAAACCGTCTATTCTGTTCATCTGCGTTTACCTGCCACCGCGAGGCCAAAGCCTATCAGGGCTATGGATACCGCATATGCGAGGACGGAGGCACCGCCGGTCTTGGGTATCACCACGGGATTTTTTGCAATGGGCTGTTCGGCGGGCTGTGCGGTGTTAAAATAATAAGTCTTGCTTACAGTCCTGTTTTTCTGCATGGCGTTGTAGAGTTCTTCTGCCGTGGTGGCGTTGTCGTAGGCCTTATCCTTGACGGTTATACGGAGGGCGGCGGGCTGGTCGGTAACTATGCCGCTCAGGTAATATGTGCCAGCCTCCAACCGTAGGTCGTTTGTGTCCAGCTTTACGCCGTCCAGCTCCACAATAAGTTCCATGTCGGTCAGGTCGTAAAAACGGGGTATGCCTATGTCCACCTTGAGTAAAAATAGCTCATTATTGACGTAGGTTTTGGATACCGCCTTGCCGGTCTGGTAGTCCAGCGCGGTTATATCCAGAGTTACGGGGTCTGCGGCGTAGGCTACGGTGCAAAGGCACAGCATGAGCATAACCGCGAGGATACAAGTGAGTTTCTTCATTTTGATTTTTTCCTTTCTTTGTTTTTTTGATTATGAAAAAAGAGCCGTGCGGCTCCTTATTCCGTGCATTCGCTCCATTTGGAGCTGCCCGCCTTGGGCTTGTAGACGGTGGACTTGATGTGCTGCTCGGTGCATTGCCACGTTTTGCCGTTGTAGGTCACTATGGTGTCTACCTCAATCACCGTGCCGTCCTCGATGTCGCCCCACGCGGGATAGGTCACGGTCTGCACCGCCCAATATGTACCGAGGTTTGCGGCAGGGGGCTTGTTGCGGCTGTATTTGAGGGCGACATATCCACCCTCAACAGTATCTCCGGCTATGTAGCGGGTCTCAGCATTCCAAGGTGCGCCTTGTGTAGGGGTGGGGGTAAGCCCCGCCCGCGCCGCCGTCAGCACCTCTACAAGGTCGGTCTCGTGCGCCTCGATTTCCGCTTTACGCACGGCGACAAGCGCCATAAGTTCATTGCGCGTCATTCACATTCACCCCCAGCTCCGCAAGCGCGTCTATATAGTCCTGCGTGGTGGCCTGCGCCTCATGCTCCGTCCAGCTCTGGACTATCGCTTCGCCGCTATCCTCCCACACTTCGGTATAATAAAAGCCCTCCTTGGAGGGCATGGGGGAACGGATCACGGGCTTATAGCCCAGCTCCTTTATCGCCGCGTCGTCATTGGTGGAGAGGTGCGCTCCTGCGGGGTGCGTCACACCGTTGATTATAAGCGGTGATTGTAACTCAATCGGCAGGCGTAAATATTCGGGATACTCCCCCGCCAGCTTGGCATAGTTTGTGTTTAGCATTGTACCTCCTTTAATCAGTAAAAGTTACTATGAATACAGCCCCACCAACGTTAGAATAAGTAATGGTGTAATCATGTTCGACTACTAAGGTATAAGTAACAGTAGAATTTGCGCTGGCAACTATATTACCATTATATCGTATTTGATAATTTGCACCTGAACCCGTTAGCGCTGTCGCACTTCGTAGAACAATCGTATCGCCTTTTCTGACTCTCAAGGTTTCTGGGCCTCGTACCGTTTTCCCTTTATACGTAACGTCTCCCCAATAATATTCGCCTGTAGCGTATATCATTTGTTGTGGTATATTAACGAAGCATACTGACTCTTGTATTCCTATCATTCTGCGCCGTAAAGCAAACTGCAAGGGTATCATGCGCTTACAACCTCCTGTACTGCCCATACACCGTTGTATACGTCAAATTCGTAGGTCTTGCTTGCCTCTATTGCCGGGGCCGCGCCCATAAATGTGCCGCTAAATGACACTGATACACTACTACCCGTAGTAAATTTACCGTGTGCCCAGCCGGATGCGGGCGGGGTAAACACGTATGTACCAACAGGAGAGGATACGTTATATATGGTGTTTGCCGTCAGCGCCGTGCCGCTGGCGGGGAGTATTGTTGTAGTGATGGGTGCAGCTTGCAAACCCGTTCCAGTCACTTGATACATCATATTATCACCCCATTATTAAAACATTGATAGTTAAATCGTTCGTTGGCGGCGTTGTAACGGTGCTTTGAAACGTCAATGCGTTGTAAGTCTGTTTGGCGCAATATATGCCGGTTCTAAGATATTCTTCCATACTGTTAATATCCGGGCTAATAATAACTTTTTTATTCTGTCTCATACCGTCTACAGATACAGCCTGCGTTATACTATAATCACCAACCACCCAATCAGTAGCCACTAATGTTGCAGTTGTTTCTACAATAGGGGCTTGGTAGTCTGTGCCAGCTTCCGCCTGTTGCACATTTGTACCATTACCTTTTAGTAATCCGGTCAAATTAGTTTGCGTCTCGGTAGTGATCTCGTTAGGTCCTTCTGGTCCTGTGGCTCCAGTCTCTCCGGCAGGCCCTTGGAGGCCGGTGGCGCCGGTCTCGCCCTGTGGGCCCCTGATGTTGACGGGGTCGGGGTTGGCGAGGTCGCCGTTGTTGCTCCATGAGATAACACCCTCGGCAGAGACGGCGGGGGTAAAATACGGGCCGGTGTCGCCCTTGGGGCCGTCCGCGCCCGTGGGCCCTTGGATACCCTGTGGGCCTTGCTCACCCGTATCGCCCTTCGCGCCGGGGTCGCCTGTCGCGCCTTTTTCGCCTGTGGCTCCTTTTTCGCCCTGCGGGATGCCGAACTCAAAATCAAATACCTTTGCGGTGTCCACGCCGCTTGCCGTTACCTTTACGGTGGCGGCGGCTCCGGCGGTGAGGGTGTTTGCCGTGGCGGTAGGCGTGCCAAACCCTGCGGCTGTGCCGGGGTCGCCCTTGGCTCCGGGGTCACCCTTGGCTCCCTGCTCTCCTTGTATGCCTTGCTCTCCCTGTATGCCCTGCGGGCCTTCGGGGCCTTGGATACCTTGTTCGCCCTGCTCGCCCTGCGGACCTTTTATGTTGGCTTCAGGGGGATTGTTCAGGCCGCCGTTATTGCTCCACGAGAGTATGCCCTCTGCGGATACCGAGGGGGTAAAGTACGGGCCGGTGTCGCCCTTAGCTCCGGTGTCGCCTTTCGCTCCCTGCTCTCCCTTTGCGCCCTGCTCACCAGTCGCACCCTGTTCGCCCTTGGGAACGCCGAACTTAAAGGTGAACACTTTTGCGGTATCTGCGCCGGAAGCTGTCACCTCTACGGTAGCGGCGGTTCCCGCGTCAAGGGTGGTCGCCGTGGCGGTGGGTGTGCCGAATCCGGCGGCTTCGCCCGTGGGGCCTTGTTCTCCCCTTGCGCCCGTATCGCCTTTCGCGCCGGGGTCGCCCTTGGGGCCCGTATCGCCTTTTGGGCCAGCGGGGCCTTGCTCGCCTTTTGCGCCCTGTAAGGGGCCGTTGTTTACCCACTTGGAGTTTACGCCGTCCCAGATATATATATCATACGGTTCGCCCGCGCCCACGCCGTAAGCGTCGCCAGCGGAGGGGTTAGATACTCCGGTCTGTAATGCGGAGAGAGAAGCGTAATAGCCTAACACAGCAAATCCTTCGCCCGTGTCGCCCTTGGCTCCCTGTTCGCCCTGTGGCCCCCGTATATTGACTGTGGCGGGGTTTTCCAGCCCGCCGTTATTACTCCACGATAAATCGCCGTCAGCGGTCACAGAGGGCGTATAGTGCGCTCCTGCGGGGCCTCGTTCGCCTGTGGCTCCCGTATCGCCTTTGGGGCCCGTGTCTCCCTTGTCTCCGGGGTCGCCTTTAGGGCCTTGGATACCCTGCTCACCCTTGGGGCCAGCGGGGCCCGTTTCTCCTGCGGCTCCCGTGTCGCCTTTATCGCCCTTCTTACCTTCGGGGCCAGTGGGGCCTACGGGGCCAGCGTCGCCCTGCAAGCCTTTCTTGCCCTCCGGGCCTTGTGGGCCGATAGGGCCTTGCTCGCCACGGGGGCCTTGCAAGCCTTGTATCCCCTGCTCGCCTTTGGGGCCAGTCGCGCCCTGTTCGCCCTTGGGGCCTTGTATTCCTGCGGGGCCTTGTACACCCTGCGGGCCTTGGGGGCCTGTGGGGCCTACCTCACCCTGCGGCCCCGTGGGGCCTGTCGCGCCTAACGCTTGGGATACTAAGTCCTGCACCTCGGCAAGAAGCTGCTCCGCCACGCCGGGGGTGGGAAGGTTGGAACCGGGAAGGTCGGCTATTATCTCAATGGGCCGCGTTCCCGTCCACTTGGCTATGATGTTCTTCTCATCGTTCGCCAGAGTGGCTAAAAGTGTGAGGTTCATCATGCCCCGCTTGCCCGTAAACAGCGGCGTGATATGCCATGTAAGGGTTATATCTTCCCCCACATCTTTATACAGCACATACCTTGCTTCCGTGCCGTCCATGGGCCAGTACGCCTTTATGGTGAACCCTGCGGCGGCAAGGTCTACATCACGGGCATCTAAGGGTATGCTGATAGTGACGGTATCCGCCAGACTTTCACCCTCGATAACAAGGGACTGTATAGGGGTGGTGAGAAGATACTTTCCGTCAACCGTTATTCTGTGCATTGTTCGTCCTCCGCAAGTTTTTCTAAGGCCAGAATACAGCCTAATTTCGCGTCTAAGTCCGCTTTCGCTACAACGGGTATAGAAGTATTAAGTGTGCGTATTATCGCTTGTATAACGGCTTTCTGTTCGTCTGTCATATATCCGTAGCTCCTTTAAATCTGTCATCATGGGTTTTGATATAGTTATAAACAACCTGATACAACGTTTGTCCTTCGAGCGCGGACGGGCTAAAATAGTCAGTGTAATCGGTCGAGTTTTCGCCATACTCTTCAGAAGGATAAACGATGTCCTCTACTCGAATCTTCACCGCCGCGAAAGTTATAGGATTTGCACCCGCCAGCCGTGCTTCCTGCGAAAAATAAGGATTGACTGTCGCGTCAACCCTTTTGTTTACTCTGTCTATCTTAACATCATCTATTACCCAATAATTTACGGGAACGCCCTCTTTTGTAGTTTTAGGTAGATACAACGCCATATCTTTCCTCCAATGCTGATAATCTCCGGTTTAAGTCCTGCACATAAGGCAATAACAACTTGGGCAATCCGCCCTCGTAATCAACGGCGCACGGGACATCTTTGCCATTGATTTTTTCGGTTATAGCGAGTTCGGGGCATACCTTATAGACTTCTTCGGCTATAAGCCCGTAATCCTGCTTACCACTGGATTTCCATGTGAACTTACGGGGACGTAGAGCGTTCACTTTTGCTATACAATCCAACCCCGCATCTTGAATATTCTCCTTGCGGCGTATCGAGGAGGAAGCATAGCCTATATATCCTCCGCCTGATGCCGCCCATCGTAGCGTATAAGTGTTGACAGAATAATCATAAATTTGATCACATTGCAGATAACCTTTAGTAAATATAGTAGCACCGGCGTTAATAGAATAATCAACTCCCAGCGTAACAAGCCCGCTTTTTTGGCCTGACAGGGTTATTTGACCAAGCTTTAACTTACCTCCACTTTGCCCTGAGTACAGCGAACAAGTATTGCCTTCAAGGTAACTGCCGTGTATATCGAATCCCGCAATCGTACCGCCTGATGCATTAAGGTTGCCGGTGGTCACTGTGCCGCTTATGGTGGCGTTTACGCACGTCATCTTGCCGTTTGTATCTATCTTGAAGTTGTTGTTCGCCGTGACAACGCCGTTAAGGTTTATCTTTGACGCGCTTATTGATACCGCTTCCGAGCTTTGATTTATGGTGGAAATAATATTGTCCTTGGTGACGGTGCTCGACAATCCCTCGGCGGTTATTTCAAGCTGTGTCTGCATATTCTGCGTCCATGTGGTAGGCATACATACGGTGTTATCTACCACCCACGCCGAGCCAGTGTAACGCTTTATTTCCTTTGTCGAGGGATTGTACCAGTATTCGCCCTCCTTTGCGCCCGTGGGCGTGGCGGTCTGGTTGTATTTAGGGGAGATGACCGTCTGCCACGCGGAACCCGTCCATACCTTTATCTTGCCATCGTTGTACCATTGATACCCCGTATTCGCGGTTTTCTGGTCATCGTCCCACCCTAAAGAGGGGTCGGTGTCGGATTCAACAGGGGTCAGGAAAGCTACCCGTGTGACCGTCTGCTTCATTCCCTCAACGGTCATTTCTATTTCATGGGCTGCGCGTCCGGCTATGAGCGTCCGGCGGTTCTCCGCGCTTATGGCGGGGCGCAGAGGGGAGCCGGAGCTTATGTACTGTATCCTTGCCCTGCCCTTAAAGGTCAAGTCCATGCGGTAAATGGGGAAGGTATAAGTCCCATCGTCCGTGACTACCTTTATCATGTCGCCTGCTTCCAAAGACCAATCGCCCTTTGCGTCCAGCTCGACAGGCGTAAACGCCGCAAAGGAGTTTAAGCGGTTATAGATAACCTGTGCATAAGGTCTTATCTGTGCATCGGTATAGCCATACAGCATAGGGCAGTCTATTATTTGATAAGCGTTCGTCCCCGTGCCGACTATTACGCCTATATCCTTTTCGGAAGCGGCTACTTGTAATTTGTCTATCTTGGCTACCTGATACTCCGATACCACGGCGTTATAATAGTCCGCAGAATTGGCGGTCTTATTAAAGGTGACATCGGCATCGGTGAACCACGCCAGTTCACATACTCCGCTTCGGGATATGCGGGCAAAGGAACACGCCGCCTCGGCTATCCATTGAAGAACTTCCCGGCAGAGAACATCTTGCGTCCTGAACAGCGGCGAATCAAAGGTTTTCCCCGAATTGGGGAAGTCTGCTATTGAAGCAGGTACGCCGACATGAGCGCAAAGCGATGTAAAAATATTTTTTAGTGTAGTCGGGTACGAAAGAGAATTAAGAAAAGCATCTGCGCTCACATCGAACTTTACCATTCTGTCATGGGCGGTGATGCTTATTTTTTTAGGTTTAAGTTTGTCGGGCTTTTCGGAGATAAACACGCCCAGAGGAACATATTCGTATTCTTCCCCCACGAGTACGCCTATCGAGGCGGTGAACTCCGTGCCGTCAAAGTTAAAAGAGGACAGCCCCCCGTCAAAGTTAAGGAGTTCTACCCCCAGTTCTGCGGAACAGGCCGCGCCTATCGTCAGTTCTTCGTCCTCAAAAGCCATGCTTGAATAGGTCAAGCCGGAGATAGAGAGGTTTTGTTCCGCTATCTGATTTTCGCCGAATGTCAGCTTTAGCTTTTGGGGCTTGCCCGACATTACGGCGTTACGAAAGCCTGTGCTTACTGTGTACATTTTGCCTCCAATAAAAAAGACACCCGAAGGTGTCACGGAGTATTTATCTTAATGAGCCGATAATTCCGAGTAAAAGCAATATGCCGAATGCGATTAGAATTTTGGTCAGGCAACCGCTCTTCTTAGGTTTACCGCCCAGATATACATTAAATTCGCCGCCGCCTGTCGGCGTGTTCTTTGTCGTTTCAGTTTCCGCCGGAATGGCATCTGCGCCGTTGGTTATTATCTTTGCGGAACCCTCTGCGTGTCCGTACAGTCCATACCCGCGCTGGAACCAGAGAGAAATTTTCGCGCTATCCCGCCTGTCTTTTATGGCTATTCGTGCTTTAATGGCTTCATTCCTCGTTCTTATGTCAAACACGTGCCTGCCTACCGGGCATTCTATAAAACTGCGTTCGCCCAAACCGAGCCGACACACTTCTTCACCGTCCTCGCTGACTACAATTTGTTCGGCGTATGAACCTTCCAACTCCGGGCGTTCTATTATCACATTGGGTTCGAGTATCGTTGTTTTTACACGTTCCAAGCCCTCTTGTGCCTCCTGATTGTCCATGTCAATATCAAGAGCACGGTCGTAATATTTTTCGGCGTCATCAAGCATTTGCCGTTCTTCGTAGTCTTTCGCTCTTTTGAGAATGTTATTGATTTCGGACGAGCGATTTATATTTACCGTTCCGCTCACTTTCTGTACGGCATCGGCGATCATTATCTTGGTTCCGCAATAATTACAGAAACCAAATTCCCTATCCTGATCTAACTCTATATCGGCATTACAGTTCGGGCATTTAAGAGCTATTATTTTCATAACAAAACCCCCTAAAGATATGTAATTTCATTATTACGCCTTTAGGGGGAAGTGTCAATACTCTATTACCGTCATGCTCAAGGAAATATACGCCTTGTTCTTATCACCTTCGGGGAACCAGATAATTTCTTCTTTCCTGTCGCCTACATAAAACGTGCCGGAATAGTTACCCGCAAGGGTCTTAGGGTTCGGACAGGTGAAAGAAAAGCTGTCGGAATCGACTGCTTGTAATATCGCCGAGCACAGTTCCCATGTCAGCACGTCCCACGACAATTCAACGGTCAGCTTCTGCGCTACCATTGTTCGGTTGAGTGTGCCGGAAGCGTCTCTTTCAGCCTCCGTGTCGAGGTCAGCGAGTGTCATATTCAGTTTAGAGGGGTCGGGGAGCGTATAGCTCCCCACCTTTAAGCCTATATCATATCTATACATCACACGTTACCTATGGCAATATTGTTCATATTGACCGATTGATTGACTATCCTGCCCAGCTTCGCAGAGGGATACAGTGCTATCTCCACGTCCTTATCCGCTATTCTCTTGAGCAGGGCTATGATGGTTTGGGTATCCTTATCGTTCAGCCCGCCCATTATGGATTGCAGCTTATCAAGGGGGGCTATGACTTCGGGATTGTTCTTGGCGTTGGCGTATTCGCCCACCCTTGCGAGGGTATCGCCATAAGCAAGGCCGCCCTGCGCCAGCAGGGGAATAGTTTTAAGGGTAAATAATTGTTTGTCTACGCCCGCGAATATCGTTTTGCCGCCAATAACAAGAGGATCAATGGTAATGTGCATCTTCTCATTTACCCAGTTGATGAGCTTGTTCATCAGCGATATAGCAGCGTTAATGGCTTTCTTGAACACGTCCTTAAACGCGAGCTCAACTCCGTCCATAGCAGAAGTCCACTTTTCTTTTGTGAACCACGGCTCAACATTCTCACGGAACCATTTCACAATGCCTAAAGTGTTCCACCATTCAACGACGGCCTCCCATTTCTCTCCGATGCCTTCTTTCATGCCTTCACCGGCTTCTGCCCACTTTTCTTTAGTCAACCACGGCTGAACCTTTTCCTCGAACCACTTGGCGATACCAGTATTCTCCCACCACTCCTTGAAGCTGTTCCATTCTTCGCGGAGGTTATCTAAACTAAGGGTTGCTCCCTCGGTGTTAAGGCGTATTTGTTTCTCGTTTTCGGGTTTAAGGTTTTTCCACCATTCAACGGTTTTGTCCCAGTCTCCTGTTGAATTTTTCTGGCTTATTGCGGTATCCACACGCAGAGTTTTCCATTGGTCGGCATTCGTTTTTTCCCACCAATTTATAAGGTTTTTTGTTTCATCATCCTTTGTTTCTAAGGATACTGTACCGCCCAACTGTATCTTGTCGTGTTTGCCGTCATTAAGTATATCCATCTTTTCATTGGACTGCCCAAGACCTTTATTTATGCCGTAGAATATCTTCTGCTTCGCCTTTAGTGCTGCGATTAGGAGCCGCCACGCTTTCTCCGCTATTGATTCCCAATCAATATTTTCAAGCATTTCCTGCAACTTCGAGCTTACCTCGTTCCAGTTCGTTGTTTCTATAATACCTGTCAGAAAATCAAGAACACTGCCTATCTTCGCCTCTATAACATCAGCGGTCGCGGCTGCATCCCAATCTTCCACAAAGCCATTGATAAAATCGCCTATGCCTTTTCCGAGGTCGCTCCATTTGATACCTTTGAGCCACTTTGCAACAACCTTCATAGCAAGGTTAAACCCGTTGGCGAGGGTATTGCCGAGTTTACGGAAGTTGAAGTTCTCTATAAAGCCGTTTACCGCTTCTACGATATCCTGAACGGTTTTCAGTATCTTAGGTCGGAGCTTATCTATCCAACCGTTGAGCTGGCTTACTGCGGTATTTAAGCCTTGTGCAATGACTGTACCTACACCTTTCCAGTCTCCGGCTTTTATGGCGGCTTTAAGTTTATCCATCCATTTGGAAACATCGGTCGGAAGCATACTCTCAACAGATGTTTCCTTGAACATGCCGGAAGTATCCGCGCCTCCTGTTCCGCCGCTGTCTTTCTGCTGCTGAATAAGGTTGATCTGGTCGAATCCCGCAAGAGTGCCTTTCAGATCTTTTGCGGCTTTGTTGGATTTATTAAGGGATTTTGCGTAATCCTGCTGCACATATACCGCCTTTGTAAAGGTGGAATCGCCTCTGAATTTTGCGAACAGTGCGCCCAGCATATTAAACAAACCGGCTACCGCCTGTATTATCTTGTTTATTACGGGGAGTATGGATTGCAGAGCAGGAAGCAGCATAGCTGCTATACTGTTTTTGACATAAGTAAAACCGCTTTGCAGCTGGGACATGGCGGCGTTGGCCTTACTACTGGCCTGCACCATATTATTCATACCTTCGGTAGTTCCCATGATTAAGGCATTGATACTTCGCCATATAATCATACGCGACAGTATCTTTGTCACAGCCTTTCCCATTTTAGAGAAACCAGAAGTAATATCTTTTACTTTGGTTTTAACCGCATCTACAGCCTTGCCGAATACTTTCTTTACAGCTCCGCCTATTTTCGATACGACAGCTCCGACTTTTGCTTTTATCCCTCCAAAAGCCGTGACGGTCTCGCCAAACTTCTCTTTGATTGTCCCGACCTTTTCCCTGAATGCATCGAACTTACTGCCGGCCCCTTCCGTCTCACCTTGTATTTGTTGCATTTTTTGAATGGCTTCATCAATACTCGGAATCCAGTTTTTATCTTTTCCCCTGAATGCCTGTGTAATACTCTTACCACCATTATCTTCCCAAAGAGCGCGACGCTCGGCGTATGCCTCGTTTGCATCAGCGCGGGCTTGCGCTTCATCCTCTGCGGCGGCGCGTATCCTTGCCGCCGTTTCCTCGGCGGCATCGGCGGCCAGCTTCGCCCAGCGTATTTCATCAGCTCGTGCAGCAGCTTCTTTTTTTGCCGTCTCTTCCGCCGCTTTATTGGCTTTTGAAAGCCTTTGTTTTGCAACAGCCAACCGCGCATTGGCTTCTTCCATTTGAGCCGCGTACTTCACCCTTACGGCCTCGGTTTTGAGTGCTTCCCTTTCCGCTGTGGCCTGTGCGCGTATGGCCTTTGCGTTCTGCATACTGCCGGACTGCTTTAAGAAGCGTTTAAGGCGCGTTTCCAGTTCGGTCAAGACCTTCTCGGCGGTTGAAGCATCACAACCGACTAAAATTTGTAATTCTTCAACGACCACGGACATATCCTCCGAATTTATTTCTTATTTCGTCTATCCTGTTGTCAAGGCTCCGCTCCCACGACGCAGGAACAAACAGTTCTTCGTACTTCGGCAAATCGTGCTTGGATTTGGAGAACATATTGCTTATGTTGGTGGCAATAAACCTTGATACCAGCACGCTTGAATAGTACATTTCCCTGCATTGGTTTTCCTCGCGGGCTTCGATATAGTCTACAATATCGGCGGG